ATCGCCCACACCAGGACTTTCTGGTAATTCATCAATAAAATCTATAAAACTTAGAGATAACATTGCGTCTAATTTTCGCAAATTTAACTCCATATCATCCTTGTAATCGTCTCCTCTTTGTCTCATAACAAATAAACCTAAATGTTGTCCGTAAGTTGACATTATAAACACTCCTTATGTTTTTATTGTTTCAATTCTACATAATTAACTTTAAATTCAAGCTCGTTATAACTATGTGGGCTATAAGACCAAACATCAAAATATAAATAACCATTTATATTTTCAGGTATAGACCAATTGAAGGTTCCTTCGCCAGAGTAATATCCCCCGTCTCCACCGTAAGTTCCTTCACCATCAGAAAATATCGCAACATCTGTATTGCCTTCTCCCGAACTTTCTGATATATAAACTCTAAATGAACCACCATCTATTTCTGTGCCTATATCACAATAATATTCTAAATTTACTTCTATATCAGTCCAATCTCCAAAGTCAATATAATGTGAATTATAAACTTTGGCTATTGCATCACCATAAGAAACAGCAGAATCAGTATTTACATAACCATATAGCGGTTCCCCCGAAGAAACATTGGCATTAGCAGTAGAAGGTGGGGATATTTCATCTGTATAAGTTTCCCAATTTTGTAATCCTTGGTCATTTTCTTTATTAAACAATATCCAAGTATCCTGTGCTAATAAATCAAACTGTGCGACTTGGGTCGATTTATTTGATGATTTATCAATTATTCTATTAAATATTCTATATTCTCCTTCTTCACTTGGGTCTTCGGAATCAAACTCACCTATAAATGGGTCAAAATGAAAAATTTCAGAACCTTTTCCAGCTTCGCCCTTTTTTTTAGCATTAATTATTTCTCCATTATTAAATTCCGCATTATCTATATCCCCGGCCCATATTTCACATGACTCTATATCTTTTATTGGATTACCCTCACTATCCTCTTCATCCCAAGTAACTTCTATAACTTCCAAATCAGTATTTCTGGTTGCCTCTAGCGAATCAACAGTATCTTCTGACTCTGTTTTTGTTTCTCCTGTTTCTGTTAAAATTTTGTCTATTTTATTCGTTGTTCCGAAAGCACTTTCTGTTTCTAAAGTAAACTCATATTCAATATCAGGATGTAAGTCTCCTATTCTTGCCGTGACATTTGTTTCGTTTTCTAAACTCTCACCAAGTCTCCATTCGTCACCACTGTCAGATTCCCTAAATAATAACCTTTGCAATCTTGCTCTTACTGTATTTTCAGCAGGATTATCTGGCGGTAGAGCCGGTATATTAAATTCAAAATATGACAAATAATTACCTTCTTTTGTTGGACCGTAATAACCAGAATCAGTCTTTTCAAAATCCGTTTCAGAATCAAAACCTGGTTTGCTAGGTTTTCGAATGTCCGCATCATTATCTTCAACTCTTGAAAGAAAGATTGCTTCTGATTCAGACCATCCATTATGTTCTTGGTTATCTCCTGCAACATTACCAGATGTATCAAAAGGTCTTATTCTATATTTAACATATTTATCAAATTCATATTTTTCTCCGTTTCCATCTATATAAATTATTGCTTCAGAAAATGTTGTTACACCTTGTGAACTAGTTAATCTCTCCCAACCTTCTTCTTTATCATCCGCTTCAACGCTAGGCAATTCATCGTTATCTTCTGCCATTGCTCTTTCTATTTGATAAGCTTTTAAATCTACATATTCATTCCCGTGTTCGTCTGTAGGGGGTTCCCAACTCAATGTAACTATTTTCCCTGTTCCTTGTTCTAGCCTTATTGTTTCTTCGTCAACTCTGCTTGGGGCTTGGTCATCACCTTGAGCAGTAACTGTTATTGTATCACTTATTTCGCTGGGAACACCAAAAGCCGAAAACCCACGTATTCCAATTTCATATTCTTCTTCTGGTGTCAAATCATCTATTCTAACTTCAACATAATCATCATTAACTTCTTGTTCTACTATGTTCCACTCTTTTTCTTCAACTGTTCTTCTCTTTATTAAATTTTGATATTTAGTATTTGCATAGTCTTCTTCATTCCATTTAACTATCCCTTGTTCACCTATGTCATAATTTTCTGGTTTTGGTTCAGTATGTATTTCTATTTCTTCTGAACCATTTATTTTATCAATTATTTCATATATACCATCATTATCTTCATGATTATCTTTTACTTCTATATGATATCCTACTTTTAATTTTTCTAAAGAAAATTCTGAATCATAAATAATGAATCCATTTTCTGTAACATTTAGAATGGTTGATTCTATATATTCTATTTTTTTAATAGGTGGAACTTCTACTGTTATATCAGAACGTCCAGATGCATCACCTGAAAAATAGAAATTACTTTCTACAAATTCAGGTTTTTCCGGTTTTAACGGTGGTGAACCGCTAACTTCTAAATCTGATATTTCTTCAATATATATAGATTCAGGACCTATTGGTTCAGACTCGTTACCTGCCACATCCCTAGATTTAATCCAATAAAAATATTCCAAATTGTAATCTAATTCAACAGAATCTATAAATGGTGAATCACTATCTTCTCCTATCAATTCTGCGTTTTCAAAATCTTGGCCATCGGAACGATAAAATAAATATTGTGATACTTTTTTATAAGTTGATTCTTCAAATTTTATCTTTACAAATCTACCAGAACCTTGTTCTAATTCAAAAGATAAAGGAGGATTTGGTATTATTTTATCGCCAGTTAATTTATGTGTTTTTTCATCCCAAGGCGTTGCTCTGTTTAAATCTGTTACCCCTCTAACTCTTATATCGTATTCTTCTTCCGGTATCAAATCATCAATAAAAAAACTTTTTCCATTTATATGAACAGGGAACCAGTCAGTCCACAAATCACTGCTGCTCCTTTTATATTGTGCTTCTATTCTATCAAATAACTGTTCAAAAACATTTGTTTGTTTTTGTGACCAATATGAACCCCATTTTTTTCCCCACCCCCCAGACAACGAAATATGGTCTAACGTAACTTTAACTCTTGGTTGTGGTGTATGGTCAGAACTTCTTCCCATAACGCCGAACCAAGATTCTATTTCTTTTATTACTGGTGGTCTTAGTTCTTCGGGTATAGTTATGTTTGTGTCAAACTCTGGTATTGGCTTATCATCTAAATCATACAATTTTTTATCATAATTACAAAATTTTAATTTTGCCTCAAAATTGGCAGTAGGTTCTATATTTTTTACTATAACATCTTCAGTAACCTTTCCTTTTTCCCCGAAAGTATATAAATCATCATTTTTTATTATATAATTTTTTATATTTATTGGTTCAACAAAGTATATTTCATTAGTAGACTCAAAATTTGGTTCTTCTGCCGGGTTATCTATTTCTTTTAGAACACTTTCTCCCCTATGTTTTGAAAGCCTAATTCTCAAAGCATAATCTATATCATAATCAAAATTTAATGTTTCATCAACTATAACACCTATAATTTCGTTATTATTTACTATCGGTTCTTTAACATATCCAGAATCCAAACCAACTAATATAACATCATGTGATAATTTTACTAAATCTCCACGATTACATACGAGGTGAGAAGCATCCATATCAACTTGAAATGTTTCTGGCCTTAATTCTGTTTTAGCCAAATGATATCTGCCCATTTTATAAACTTGTTTTGGATTCGTCATTCCAGTAAAATCAAATTCTTCTACTTTATCACGAGAAGGATTTTCTTCATCTTTGTATATAAAAATTTCGTCTTCTTCCCATCCATGTTCTTCGTTTAAAAAGTTTATTTTTATACAATCTGGGGTTTCAATAAAGCTTTTTGAAGCCATAAAATTGTTGCTATTCTTCTCAGTTATATGTTGAACAGGTATTTTTCTTTCTTTGTCTATTATAACACCGAATTTCCCATCTACTATATTCCTGGATGCCCTTCCAGCAGAAGCAATATCGTTAAGAAATTCATAAAATGTTCTTTCAGTTTCTTGAATTAAATTACATTTAAAATCTTTTTCTTCACAAAACTCATACCATTCGCTTAAAGAATCAAAACATATTTTAGTAGTTGACAAATCGTATTTCATTTCTTCCCCTATTAAAGATTGTAAATAAATGGAAGATGGATTGCTCTCTAATTTTGGACCATAGCCTTCTGCTTTATCTCCCACGGAAAAACCTATGTTGAACTCACCGCTAAAATCAATTTCTAATATTTCTATTTCTTTTTCTCCTTCTATGCTAATATTTCCTTCAATCAAAAAAGCTTCAAATGGATATTCCAAATGTTGATTAAAAGTATTTAATATATCAACAGAACTTACCTCTTCACCAGAAAACTCTATTTTTATTTCTTTAGTTTCATCTTTGAACCTGACAAACTTAATTAATATATAATCACCGTTATTTAAATCCTCAATATTTTGTGGTTCTACGCCCGTCATAACAGATTTTTCTATATCAATGCCTTTCCATTCGTTTTCTTCATAATATGGCAAATAGCTATGTGCAACACAATTAAAACTATCTAGCATACCAGATAGTTGGTCGCTTGCTCTTATTCTAAGATATATTTTGTTTATGTTAGCATCTGTTTGAACGGGGTCTTCGTCGGTTATAGAACTTAATGTATCCCATACTACAGAATCATATATGTCAGAATCATCGCTTTCTTCTTCTTTTCTTCTAACTCTTACTTCCCATTGACTTTTTTTATCAAGTATTTTTCTGTACCCTCTTGAGAACCTAGACAGTTCATTCTCATTAACATAGTCTGAAAAAAAATATTCCCAATTAGACTCACCAACTTCACGTATTTGACCTTCTATGTGAACTGTTTCTCCTCTTATGTCTCCTTCGTCATCAATTTCACCAAGACCTTGAGGAAAAACTATATCAATAGAAACTTTATCTGTATCTCTTTGTGTTACTTCTAAAATCCATTCATCAATTATTGTTCTGTCAACCTGTTCTTGTCTTATAGAAGTTGGAAATTCATCTAATTCTTCATTTTCCCAACCTTCAACATATTCTAATTCATAATCAGAATATTCTTCTAATGGTGTTTCACCTATCTTAAATTCACTTAAATCTAAAGGACCATAACCACAAGTCATCAACATATTTATATATTGGTCATCGCCCTGATATTCGCTTACTTGGTCTGCTATTAATGTTGGATACATTCTATGTTTTCCATAGACTCTGGGTATTATTCCGCCAATATTTTTTTGGTTCCTTGTGCCTGTTATTTGTGGCTTTATTTCTGGTCTGTCAGGTGGTTCTGGTTGTTCGGGCATAGGCCATATTTCGTCTATAGCCCACATACCTGCAGCGTGTATGCCTGCCGACAACAAACCAGTAAAAAGTTTATTACCTGCCATATTTACCCAACCAGCAACATGTCCTGCTGCCCAAGGTGCTGCTGCTGCTACGCCTATCATAGCCACAGTACGTATAGTCTTTTGTCTATCCTCGTCTGTAGAAGATTGAGGTATTGCTTTCACATTAATTAATGTGCCTTCTTTTGGTCTTACAATATCCCAATATTTTTCTTTTATTAAACTATCTTCTATATAAACTAATAAGTTCTGTTTTTCAGGATAAAATCCTGTAAATTTAAGCATATCATATAAAGTAATACCTTCGGGAAATGTTTCATAAATTTTATCAGACCTTAAAGGATGTTTTTTACCAACTAACTGTATATTTTCAGTCATATCATTTCACCATGTCTATAAAAACCTTCTAATCTTTTATTCCACATTGGAGATGTGTATTTTTCCACACATGAATTTCCGTTTCTAACTATGTGTAAAAACCTATCATATCTAGCATCTATTATAACACCTATATGAAATTTTACATTACATATTTCAAACACAACACCATCACCTATTTGTGGGTTGTCAACTTCTACCCATTCTTTATCTATAGAATAATCTATACATGAACTTATTTTATCCTTTTCCGACAAATCATTATATTCTTCAGAATAAGATGGAACATATAAATCAAATTCATTTTGCCATACTATCTTGCACAATCCCCAACAATCTAGACCCCCATCTTTTTCTATATTTCTGCCTTTTTCCACAAAATCAATTCCAATATATTTCTTGAATTTTTTCATTTTATTAATCCCTTGACAAAGATGGAAAGTCAAACAAGTTAAATTTGTGGGCAGTAAAACCTATATTCAGCAAATCTTCATAAGACAAATTACCACTAACAGTAATCTTGTCCCAATCAGCATTTTTTAACTTAAATTCATAAGGTCCAACTTCTACTCTTGTTGGTTGTTCAGCCGTAACTATTTCTAATGTTACGCTTGGTTCTGTCCTTATTTCTCTAATAGTTTGCGTTAGTTGTCTATCAACATTATCTATGGTTAAAGTAACCTGTGGTATAGTATCTTCTCTACTTTCCGGTATATTTACTTCAAATGGAAAAGCAACATAGTGAGATTCGTCGCTACCAGCTTTTTCTAAATCCCTTTGATTATTAACAATACGTATTGGTTCAGACAGTTCGGGATGAGATATTTTTATCAGTGGAAGGAATGTTATATTTGTCTCTTGAGCTAATAATTGTTCCCATGCAGTTTGACTTAAACTATCAGGCATATTATCAAGGCAACCTCTCTAGTTCAGCTTGAACTTCCCAAGCGTCACCGCCAACATTAATTAAATTAGGACGTGGGGGTATTTTGAACCTGTATTCAACCAGTTCTTCACTTCTCATGTCTTTCATCAAAAATTTATTTGCCCCACCGTTTAAGTCATTATAGAAAAAATCTTCAAATATGTCAAGTTGCGACCTAGTTAGCAACCAATTAACATCATAATGTCTTGTGGCCGCATCATATCTCTTCCTAACTTTTGGTCTACCAGCCTCCATTTTTGTTCTTATAACTTGTTTTTCCATTTGTTCCGAAAAACCATCTTGATTCGGAGACTCTGGCAACTGTTCTGGCCAAACTATTCCGGTTGGCATTGGAGCGCTTATGAAAATAGAATCCCAATATATATCAGTCGTTTCAGAACCAGTATATTTAGATTCAATGCCAAATTGAACATAGTGACAATTAGAAGGGGAATTTATGTTATCTGTCTCTAATTTCTCCCATTCTTCAAACGAACTCAAACCTTCAAAAAATATATCATCATATGAAACTTCTTCTAAATTAAAATCCAACCATTTTATTCTAAAGACAACATTAAAATCACTAGGCGTGTCTTCATTATTATCAACCAAATAATAATAAGCTCCAAACTTATAGTTTTCATTGGGAATAACACATGAAGAGTTATATTTATTTATGAATATCCTGTCATAATTAGATATTATATTATTTTGCACTAAAGAGTAACCATATTCTTTGTATTTATTATCTGTTCTGGTTACATTATCGTTTTGAATCCAATGCAAAGCATTTGAGTCATCATCTAATTTCCATTCAAAATATGGGTTCGGAGCTATATTATTAATCATTTTATTAATGACCTTTCCTGTTTAATCCGTATGTTCTTTTCATTGTCTTATCTAATTCGCCACCACGACCTATATTTTCAGAAACAGTCCCTATGATTATGTGTTTAACATCAACATCCCCTTCTTCTTCTTCTTCCACTTCCACTTCTTCAGAACTATAGTTGTGTATTTCTATTTTAGTTTCTTTTGAACCAGAATAATCTTTAGGAGAAGATGTGTGAATCTCGCCGCCCACACCAAGGTTTCCATCTTGGAAAGCCAATATGTTATCATTGGGGTGGAAATGAATAACTCGTCCATCATTTGTTATTAAAGCATCATTTGCGCTTTCTGAATTACCAAACAAACTACCCCAGCCACCTCCATCTCCCCAATCTATTTCTGATATGGCATCGAAAATAGGGTCCATAATAAATTCTTGTGTTGCTCTTTCTATAAAAGTTTCTGCAAACATTCTCCCAAGGTTTCTTGCAAAATCTCTAAAAGCATCTTCCCAAGTTACTTCAGAATCTTCTATCCAATCAAATATAGAATCTGTAAACATAGCACCAGCTGATTCTTGCATTTGTTTAAATCCTTCGCTAAAAACATCTTCCAAAAAATCCCCTATATTTTCAGCAGCATAGGTAGTATCTTCTTCTTCTAACAAACTAAATAGTTCTTCAATATGGTCAAATTTTAATTCTTCTTCATCCATATCTGATAATCTGTTAAGTTGCAACAAAAAATCTTGGAAAGGACCCATATTCAAAGTATCGAAGAAACTTTCTATATCTCCCAAATCATCTCCTACATTAGCCATCATGCCTCCCATTACTTGGGAAAGCATTATATCTAAATCGTCAGGCATTATATCATCTACAACCACACCAGCCATTTGTCTTTTCATATCGTCTCTTACTGATTCCATTATTTCTTCGCCTATTCTTCTTCCTTCTCCCGGCAGGGCCTGAGAACCTAATTCAAATATTCTATGCAAACCGTCTACCATTTCGTTTTCAAGTGTATTACCAATTTCTTGGGCAGCTTTAAATATTTCCGACGACATATATTCTGCTATCTCTGGTATATTGAAGGTTTCTCCAACCATTTCTTCTATTAACTCTTCTAATGTTCCAGGCCCTTCTTTATATTTTTCTCTTGCTTCTTGAGCTAAGTTCTCTATTCTCTCTTGGTTTTCTATCAAAGAAATAGCTTGTTGAGCTGTTAAATCTCCTATAGTCTCTATAAATTCTGGGTCCAATACACCTTCGTCTTTATATATATCCAAAGTCGCAAGTTCTCTAAAGCCAAGACCAATATCTTTTAATTTTCTTTTCATCTCACTAGAATTTTCAGTTATCAAACCCATAGGGTCTAAAGTTCTAGATAATAATGAACTAGAATCTTCAAAATGTTCATTCATTTCATGGTGTTCTTCAAATATTTTTGCTTGCAATTCATTATAATTTTCTATTTGACCATGCCATGCTTCCAATCTGGCCCCCAATTCGGTATCCCTTAATTCTGAAATCAATTCTTCTAATTCTTCTTCCATGAATATAGGCAAATCGTCTTCAAATAGATGGTCATAGTGAGACAATATATCTTCAACGGTTTCTGGCATTTCGCTAATATCAAACGCTTCTCTAAATCTTTCTTCTGCCCTTGACACTCGACCTTCTATTAAATCCAATTCTTTTATTAATTCATCCACTTGTGATGTTGTAAGTTCTAACGCTTCACCTAATTTTTCGGCAGCTTCAGCGCTTCCTGTAACCAAATCTACAAAAAGGTCAACGCCTTCTTCTTCCATTATTTGTTCTAAGGCATCACGTCCAGACTCTTGTATTTTTTCTAACCTGTCTGCGTCAATATCTATTTCTTCTAAACCTTTTTCTATAGAATCCATAATACTTTCAGTTACTTGTTCATCTAAACCAGATATAGCTTCTTCCCAATCAGCATCTAGTTCTGGTATAATTGCCTCAACAAACAAATCATAACTTTCTACTTCTTTTCTTATTTCTTCAGCTTGTTGTCTATAAGCATCTTCCATATCTTCTGGTATTCCGCCCATTTCATCAATCAATTCGCCCAATTCTTTTATGGATTTTCTTATATGCGGAGCGCCTTTAACAAGGTCAATTGGTTCATCACCTTTTATGTATCCAGCATATGTTTCTATTTCTGTTAATCTGCTTACTAATTCATCTGCTTGTTCAACATTATCAAAAATAGCTTCTGGTTCTAAAATCCCATCTTCTATTTTCTCACTAACCGTCAAAGCCTCATTCAAAATATCTAACAATTCGTAATATTGGTCTCCGGCCCTATAAGAACCTTCTTCAATTGGAATCCAATCTCCCATTTGTTCCCTAAGTTCTCTGGCCGAACTGTGCATATCTGACATTGCATCATTCATATCTCTTTCAAACCAAGCCCAAGACCACATAAACCCTTCCCTTAATACTCTTCCAAAATAATGACCAAAATCAGCGGATGTTTGCCATATTAAATCCCCAAATATATATCTTATTGCTTTTTCTATAGGTACTAAAATGTAATTTCTGACAATATTATTGGCTTCTTTGAAAACAGGTGATAATAAACCCTTTAAAACCTCAAAAATATTCTTAACAAATTGAATAGTAACAGGAGTAGCAAAACTAATAAGCGCTTCAAATGCTATCATTGCCGAATTATAAAATACGCTAAAAATTGGCCCACCCAATTGTTCTATGCCTTTCTTCATACCTTCAAAAACTCCTGAAAATCCTTCGTCTTCAAACCTATCCAAACCTAATAATTCAAATATATTGGCAAATATATCCCTAGAATTTTCTCTTATATATCCAACAAATTCATCATATCTTTTTTCAACTCTTTCTAATGATTCGTTAAATCCCCTTATCATGTCGGTTATCGGTTCTAGAAAGGCATAACCTAAATCTCCCGCCATAACCCTGACACGATTAAATAACATTTGCATTTGTTTTCCGAAAGTGTCCATCATCTCTTCATTACGCCTTGACAAACTTTCTGTATCTTCTTCCATTTCTACCATTAAATCTTGTAGTAAATCAGCCCGGGCAGAAATAGCTGCAAAAGCTGTGGCTCCTGCTTCTCCGGTTAAGTCTAATAATTCTCCATAATCTCTCATTTGTGTTTCTGACTCAGAAACGGTCTTGCTTAAATCTAATATAACGCCAGCCATATCCCTTTCCACACGCATGGCCATTTGTTCATAATCCAAATCTAGTATATCTGCTAATATCTGCATATCTTCTGCATCCGTGAGAGCTGCCACAATGCTCTGAAACCCACGTCTAAGCCGTGTGCCACCACGGGCTGCCTCTTGCCCTGCCTGTTGTATAGTTCCCGCTAGAGCGGCGACCTGGCTGGCTGGTATGTCTATCAGTTCTGCTTGTGCTGCCATTCTTGCCATAGACTTAATTATTTGGTCCATTGTTGCTCTTGTGTTTGTGGCCACTACAGACAAATTGTTAATAAAATCGTCAAAAGTTTCTTCGGATTGTTCATCTAATAATTGGAAAGCTTCTGTAACTTGTATTACGTCATCCGCAATCATATCTGCGTTGACCATTTCCACACGACCCAATTTTAACAAGCCTTGGGTAACAGTTTCTATTGTTTCTTCTCCCCTTATCCCAGCTTTAACAACAACTCTCATTGCGTCTGAAACTTGGTGCGCTGTTTCGGGAACTTGTCTTGATATTTCTACTATTTGTCTTTCAAATCTTTCCAATTCATCTGTAGTTCCCGCCAAAACACTAGTAACTTTTACGAAAGCATTTTCTAAACTTCTTCCCATAGTAGTGGCTAATCCACTGGCAACTGTTGTAATAGCTCCTAATATTGCAGGAACTGCTGCAGCTTTAACCAAAAATGTAGCCTGTATGCTTGCGCCTAAAGTTCCCAAAGTTGGTATAAGAACTGCCAAGCTTTTTATAAGCAAATCTATGGCGTGATTAATACCGTCGAAAACAAAACCAATATATGGTATTCCCGCAACAGTATCTAATAAGGCCATTCTAGCCTCATTAACTATACCTATTAATGAACCTAACGTTTTTGCTGTTTGTTCAAATGCCATAATAACAGGTTCTAAAGCAGTAATCACACCGTCTAATGTTTCTTCAAAGGCACTTCTTAATTTGTCTGGCAATGGGAGAAAATCTAACATTCTAGATGTTAAACCTTGCAACCCGTTAATAACAGTTTCTATACCTGAACGTGCTGAATCACCAAATGTTTGGCCTAATTCTCCGGCATTTTTAAAAGATTCTCCTAAAGTTTCAGACCAGCTTCTGCTTGCATCAGCACCAGATTCCATAGAATCTGACATGTTTTGTAAAGTTTTATCAATAGCCCCTAACATATCTTTGGCTTGTTCGCCTTTTACTTCTATGTTTAAAGTTAATACTTCCTCATTTCTGGAAGCCATTCAAATCACCTTACTGGTTTTCTACCGCTTGATGCGCTATTTATAGTTCTCATTCTTTGTTTAAATTCTCTTTGTTCCTGTTCTACTTTTTTGTTATCTTCTTTTTTATCAAGGTAATATTGAATCATATCAAAAAAGGTTAGTAATTTGGCAGGCTGGTCTAATATATCGCCTTCATAGGGAAATCTCAAGTATGTATAGAAAGGCCCTGCACAATATTTATACAAATGCAGGGACTTTTTCACCAGAATATTTGTGGGCCTTACATTATTCTTTATGGCCCTTCTGAGTTTTTTTCTTCGTCCTCCGAAAGCTCTTGACTTTTATTTACCAATTCAGCAACATGCTGAAAAGCCCACATTAAAACTTCAGTTTTAATACTAGAAAGATTTTCTTGATTGATTTCTTTATCAGAAGGCCAATCAACAATCATATCTTCTAGTATTTCTTTGGCCTTGCCAAAATCTATATCATCCAGTCCAATGCTTCGCTCTTCGTCACCTCTTAGTTCTTCCACAGAACCCTTGAAACAGTCACGAAAGTTTAGAACATCATCTAGAACGGGTTCTTTAAAAGTCCATTCACCCCATTCATTTCTCTTCTTAACATTTCCTGCAAAAATACTATCTTTACTCATAACTTATGCTCCTCTCCTTATAAGGTTTTTGTTACTGTTCTCCTTCTTCAAACAATTGTGAACCATCATATACACCAACTTCAGTATCATTCACAAGTTCAAACGCAATGTCATACCCTTCACGAGTTATAACTGGTTCTTCTAATAGTTTATAAGTTGCGTCAAATTCAACAATATCTTCATCTAAACCAGAACCTTCGGAATAATCACCTTCATATAATCCCAAAGTTGCTTCTCCGCTAAGAGATACACTTTCTACAGAAACAATTGCAGACTCACCTGCAAAGTCAGAAACTAGTTCAATTTTATCTTCTCCTGTTACTTTTGATGCTATATCCCAATCAAAATCTACAGAATCGTTTATAACGTCAACAATATCAGTCACGCTAGTTTCATCGCCATCAAAAGTGACAGTTCCAATAATATTATCTCCAATACTATCAGTAGCTTCAATTTCAATGTAATCTCCATCTTCTATATCCTCAATATTTTCAATATCTTCACTTCTCAAGACTGCATATTCGCCTTCTTCAAAAGTTACTTCTCCCGTTTCATAATCTAACTCATAAAGTTCTTCATCAATTTCTGGGTTTGATATTGAAAATGAATTATAAGCTATATTTCCTTCGGCCAATTGAGCCGAATGCTCGGAAATAGAAATATTCTCTTCAGTTTGTTCATCTCCATTGCCTTTTGTAGACTCAAAAACTGCGTTTTCATCATAATAGGCACTAAAGTCAACATCCTGAGTTACAATTTCATCTCCACCGCCAACGTCAATTGGAACAGTATCGAGTTTAACAAGTGGAAGGTGAACCCTAAAAATATACTCATAATCTCCGTCTTCATCAGCATATTCACCAGTATAATAAGTTAGTTCTAGTTCCATATCTTCACCTTCAATATAAGCATTGTAAAGTGAAGGGTCTTCATATTTAATGACCATAGAACCAGTAATCTCACGCTGTAGTGCAACAAGAACACCAATAAACATTCCTGAATTAATTGTATATTCAGTCTCAAGATTATTGTTTATTTCAAAAGAAATGTCAACAACATTACCAGCCACTTCTCCATCAACCAGCAATTCGGCATCACGATAAACAAATGGGTCTCCAATAACTTGTTCGGTTTCTGGTTCCTCTTCTTCAGGACACTCCTGTTCTGAACGAACAATTAAATCCCAACTAGTCTCAAGAACTTCTGCTTCTGATTGGTCAAAAGAAAGGCTATTTGTTCTAGCTCCCATCATTCTTTGTGCAAATTTATCCAAGTTCCTGTAAATAGAAAAAGATGGTAGTTCTGCATCTAAATGGTCAAGGTCGTTTCCATAAAAAACGTGACTATAAACCTCACCTTCGACTATTTCCTCTTCTTCTAGGCCGCCCAAAGCATAATATATTGGGTATCCTATTAAATCAACATCAACAGTAATGTCGATACTTCCTTCAATACTATCAGAACCCGCCAACCCTTCACGTCTAAATCGACCACCTGCGATGGTAGGGTCTTCCAACAATTCAATATCACCATCAATGCTATTTCCTGTCTGGGGCATAAAAACCCAATTTTCTGTAGGTTCCCCTGTCTCACAGTAAAAAGCAGCCCATTCTTTTTCGGGCCTAATCGCAATAGAAGTTCTTTGTCCAACCGCTGGTTCAACTACTCCTTGTGGATTCTTAGGGTCAAAATCTTGAGACATCTAAATCTCCTCCTGAATATATTATAAAATTTAATCCTTCTAACTATATTTTCGCATATATACACCTTAATGTCAAATATTTTATTTCATTTGAGAAATTGTTCTGTCGGTTCTAAAAGAAATTTCTATCACTCCTATGTCCATAGTGTCTTGTTGCCCTGTTTCAACCTCTATAGACTCCATTTCTACAGATTCAACAAAAGTATTTTTGAAGCTATTGTTTATCTTAAAATCACTTTCCAGTATCTCTATTATCTTGTCGCACAAATTACAATTTCTAATATACAATTCTCTAGAATTTGTCCATCGGTCAAACAGGACTATAGAAAAATTCATTTCATTTTTTATAGCATGAGTAGACGAAAACTCTCTCTGTATATTCCCCAAACCACAAACAACAAAAGGAAATTCTAAAGGGTGTGGTTCCCCCGTCGCTATTATTTGCATATCATCATTCAAACCATAATCTTCCCCAACCAAATTATCCCTTAAGAAATCACGTATATTCTCGTCTGCTCCCGATATCCCTATTGTCAAGGTATGTCCAACTCCTCTACAATTATATCAACCTGTTCTCTAACAACACTATCTAATTCTTCATTAATTGTTTCCAAAATAATTTCGCTGGCTCTGTCAGAGCTTGGCAAAAATCTTCTTGGTGGTATTTGTCCTGAGTGTAATGGTCTATATGACTTCAATATATAAGAACGTGCTTTACCAGTAGTATTTCCAAGGGTTCTTTCTAATATATCTCCTCTTAATCCTGTTGCATTACCACCTTCGTGTAATCTATGTGCTGCCGGATGTTGACTACCAAATTCAACAACTACATTATTTTCTCCTTTGGATATTCTTCTTACTGTGCTTTGAGTAATAGATGTAACAGAGTTATACAAATCGTCATTATCTCTAAGCGGTGTTGCTTGACTAGTCGAAGATTTTAAGCTACTAACACTAGAGTATGTTCTTCTTACACTTTCCCTAGACACATAACCGAGAGTTGAAAGTTGTGGCCACTCTCTTGGGGTTCTGCCTTGTTGAGAAAATATTTTATTAGTCTCTCTGGCCAATTTATCAAATCCACTTTCCCTAACTATTCTTGAAATTGATTGTTTGGCTCTCTCAATTATTCTATCCATAATTATCCCCTTATAGTGGCCTCAGAGTCTCCAAAAACTTTTTGGGAAAAATCTGAATCACTAAGAAGTAAATTGCCAACATTGCTTTCAGATTGAACACGTTCATAAACTTTTATAATACCTTCTTCTTCTATTATTTTGTCTGCTTCAGGAATAGTCATTTCTTCTTCTGCCAAAGCTTCCAAAAACTTCAATGCTCTTTCCCACAGTGTTTCTATCCATTCTTGAGAAGAAGTTTGTGATGGCAACACTTGAAATAAATATGCAGTAATCCAGGTTGAAATGCTAGTTATAATTTTTGGAGTGTCTGGATATGAGTCGAATGGAACTTCATATATTTCGTCTAAATGGGAATCAATTATAGGGTCAGTATAAGTTTCCATTATGTGTTTTAATGCTTCCTTGTCGTCTTCATCAAATTCAGAACGTCTACCCCTATAAACAAATTCTATTTTTTCAACACTAGTATATCCCATCGTTAATCACCTTTCGGGTTCCAACTATAAATGTCTAAAGCTCTGTTTAACCATCCTGTTATAAATTTTTTCTGTGTTCTATCACTATTAATAATTCTATTATATAATTTTATTCTTTTTATCACAAGTGAATCTAATAACCTATCAGAATTTAACATTTCTATCTTAGACAATGTTACTGGTCCAACCCATCCGTCAACATCAATATTATTTTCATGTATTCTATTACATGCTAATTGAATCATTTGTGTTGCCCTTACCACACCATGATTAACTCCACAATCAAACAAATAAGTTGACAATTTTAAATCCGTAATGTTACCCGGTTGTATTCTATCATTGTTCCAATATTCCGACCAATAAAATTGTTTCGCTTCTCTCTTTGTCGGCAATCCATCTTCAAACATTTCTGGATGATTATTCTTGCTTATACCGTATATGGTTTCTCCACCTCTATCTTCTTCTATATCAACATGTCCACCTTCCCATTTAAGGACAAAATCAATTGCTCTGTGAAAATTTTTACTCATTAAAATAAGAACCTCACTAATGTGAAAGTTTTACCAACATATTCCCAAACGTATTCCAAAATCCCAGCATTTTGTAATGCATACAATACAAAACCAATAGCTAAATATGTCATTATTTTCCAAAACTCATTTATAATATCTTCTTTTAAATTATATATCTTATCATAACTTGTAACAATAAATTCTACTTGTTCTTTGATTCCTTCTTCGTCTTCATTTCCGTATAATAATTCGTCGTGTTCCTTTATCATATCTTTTAAATCAGATATATCTTCTACATTCCTTTTAGTACAACCATTTATATCTCTAAGATGCTCTTCAACTATAGACAATGTTTCATAATTTTCTGCTGTGTCCTCATCTAACTTTTCTAATGTCTTTTTTATTGCACCTAATGACTCCCTTATATTCATTATTTGTTCATTATTTAATCTATTAACCATAATTATGCTTTCCAGAAAATAAAACTTACTACCCTAACCACAGTATGATAAATTGTGGCCAGTATAATTCCAACAATTAGATACAAAAAAATCACAGGGACAAATAATAAGTCTATTACAACATCTAATATAACAAATCCTGTAGGTCGAGTCTTTAAAAAACCTAACATTGACTCTATTTTGTTTATTACAATATTTAATAACCCTCTAAAAAACTTATAGTCTGAATGTCTACGACTGTCAACTTTTTTCTTACCCCTATAATGATAATTATGCAATTCACATGCAATCCAAAATTCAAAACCTAAAATTATATCTGGTGACATAGTACAAACACCCGTCTTTGTGTTTGTCTCACCACCACTATAATTCCAAGTTATAATCCATTTTCTTATTTTAGACAAGAAACTTATCAAATTATGTCACCAATCTTATCTATAACGGATAAAATTCTCTCTACCAAGTTTCCTTGTGCCTTTCTGACTTCTTCTATTCTTTCTTGCAACTTTTCTAAATCAGAATCTGCTTCTCTTAATTCTTCGTCTATTTCTGACAGTTTATCGTCCATTTCTACTGCCAAATCCCAAAGTTTTACAAGTTGTCTTTGAAGGTCTTCAGGCAAATGTTCCCAATTTTCTTCTATAATTTCTTTTATATGAAAAACAACAGTTTTGCTATTGTAATATTCTGCATAAAGTTCATTATATTGTTCTCTTAGTTGTAATCTACGTGCCTCAACCCTCTGTTGGGCATCGTCTAAATGTTCATAAACAGTAGCACAACCTGTTAAAAAAGCAATCACTATTAATGTAAAAGAAATTATTTTGAGAAAAAAAGATAAATTAAACATTTGTCTTGCTCCTTCCTTATTCAATGATATCACCTATCGTATCAATTCTTCTTCTATGATTAAAAACAGATTCTCTATTTAATATTTTTCTTCTTTGGCCGGGCATCCATGAAGGCCAAACTGGTTTATCAACGGGTCCTGATAAAACCATATCATCCCAATATATATCAGTAGATTCATCCCCGTTATATTGAGACTCAACTTCTATAACTGCATATTTAGCTTCTTCGGGAGATAAAAATGCATCTCTGATATATGTCCATTCTTCAAAAGTTTCTAAATCCTCAGATGGTGCTTCGCTTTGTATCTCTTCTCCTTCTTCATCCAACCAAGAAACAATAAATCTTATTCTAAAATCATCTGCATCATCAACTTCATTATCTATTAAATAATAATGACCGCCAACAACGTATGCCACGTCACCTAAAACTTCAATTGTCTGTGGTACGTTTCTAAAGTTTCTACTATAAGAAGTTGTCACACTTTCCTGTTTCATAGACCAATTGCCAGTAAGAGAATACTCATCACTTCTGAAAGTATTAAACTCTTGTTGCCAGTTGTATGCGTCTTCTGTATCATCCCCCTCAGTTTCAAATGATGGGTTTATAAACAAGTTTTGATGTGTCGCATTAGCAGGACATATAATCAAAACTATAAATAACAAAGACAAAATAAACAACATTTTATTTTTCATGAAATAAATCACCTATAATTAATTACCTGCAAAATAAGCAGAAGATTTGTAATACCACTTGTCTGATGGAGCAACATAGAAATATGTTCCATCCTTACACAAATCTAACAAGTCTTTGTATCCTTCGTCGTCTAATTCATTCCCG